TATCTGTTAGTTTTAATTTTATACAAAGGGGTTTTGAATAATGGCTTTTAATAAATATCAAGTAATCAAAAACGCAGTGCCTTACGAATTGGCTAATTTTATATTTAACTATTTCTTGCTTAAAAGAGATGCCGTAGATTTTATGTATAAAAATAACATTACATACGATAATGGTATGTTTGGAACTTGGTCTGATCCACAAGTTCCTAATACATATAGTCATTATGCAGATATGGTTATGGAAACATTAATGATGAAAGTATTACCTAAAATGCAACAAGAAACAGGGTTAGAATTAATACCAACTTATTCTTATGCTAGGATATATAAAAAAGGAGATATATTAAGAAGGCACAAAGATAGACCTTCTTGTGAGATATCTACTACGGTAAACCTTGGTGGAAACCCTTGGCCTATATTTATAGATGGTACGGGAGCTGACAATGTTATAGATGAGTATAAAAATATTGTTAAGCCCGGAGCCCCAGAAGGCACTAAAGTCTTGCTTGATGTTGGGGATATGCTAGTATATAGTGGATGTGAACTCGAACATTGGCGAGAGCCTTTTGACGGGGACATTTGCGGTCAAGTATTTCTACATTATAATCATGTAAATGGCCCATTTGCTGATAAAAACAAATTCGATGGAAGACTTATGTTAGGTCTACCATCATTTTGTAAATAGTATTATAATGAGGTTATATGTTACAAAAATTAGGTTTTTTACCTGGATTCAACAAACAAGTCACACAGACCGGGGCCGAGGGACAATGGTATGAGGGTGATAATGTACGTTTTAGATATGGTACTCCTGAAAAAATAGGTGGTTGGCTACAGTTAGGAGACGATAAATTAACTGGTGCAGCTAGAGCTATTCATCACTGGGATGATAATGCTGGTATTAAATACGCAGCCGTAGGAACTAATAGAATTTTATATGTTTATTCAGGTGGGGTTTTTTATGACATCCATCCTCTTAGAACAACTTTAACAGGCGCTAAGTTTTCAAGTACTTCTTCACAGAAAACAGTCACTGTAACTTGTACTGGATCTCATGGTTTAGGTGAAGACGACATTGTTAAGTTCGACAATGTAAGTGGAGTCACTGCCGTAGGGTCTACATATAACGATGCTAGTTTTGAAGACATAAAATTTATGGTGTCATCTGTTCCAACAACAGATACTTTTACAATTACAATGGATGCTACGGAATCAGGTACACCTTTATCGTTAAGTGGAACTGCTTCTGTATTATGTTATTACACTGTAGGACCTGCACAACAACTAGGTGGCTATGGTTTTGGAACAGGGTTATTTGGTGGTACTGCTTTAGGTCCAGCAACTACAACACTAGCTTCTGGTATTAACGACGCTGTAACTGATATTCCTTTAACCAACTCTTCTGCTTTTCCATCTACTGGAGAGATTAGAATTGGGTCAGAAGATATAAGTTTTACAGCTAATAATACTTCTACAAATATTTTAAGTGGGGGTGCAAGAGAAGTTAATGGTACAACAGCCGCATCGCATAGTGGAGGGGACACAGTAACAAACATATCCGATTATGTTGCCTGGGGTGAAGCATCTTCTGCTGACTTTACAATTGATCCTGGACTATGGGTTTTAGATAACTACGGAACAAAATTAATTGCACTTATATATAATGGATCATGCTTTGAATGGGATGCATCAGCTTCTGGTGCGGTCAACAATCGAGCTACATTGTTAGCAAATGCACCGACTGCATCACGTCATGTACTAGTATCTACACCAGATAGACACTTAGTATTTTTTGGAACAGAAACAACTATTGGCACAACATCAACACAGGATGATATGTACATTAGGTTCTCTTCTCAAGAGAGTATTAATGAAACAGATTCATATACAGTTAAAGCAGACAACACCGCAGGTACACAAAGATTAGCAGATGGTTCTACTATTATGGGAGCTATCAAAGGTAGGGATGCAATTTATGTATGGACAGATACAGCTTTATTCCTAATGAAATTTGTTGGTCAACCATTTACCTTCTCGTTTGAACAGGTGGGAACTAACTGTGGATTATTAGGAAAGAATGCCTGCATTGAAGTTGATGGTACAGCTTATTGGATGTCAGAAAACGGATTCTTTTCTTACGATGGTCAGTTAAAATCACTACAATGTTATGTAGAAGACCATGTTTATGATGATTTAAACTCAACTTCTAGGGACCTTGTAAATTGTGGATTAAACAACTTGTTTGGAGAAATCAATTGGTTTTATTGCACTTCTGCATCAGACGCAGTCAATAGAGTAGTGACTTATAACTACCTAGATTCTCCAGTATATAAACGACCTATTTGGACAACAGGAACTTTACCAAGAGCAGCGTGGCAGGATTCTGCTGTTTTTGATAGACCACATGCTACATACTATAACCCTTCTGATAATGCTTCTTATGATGTCACTGGTAATACGGATGGAAGTACTATATACTATAAACAGGAAACAGGGACCGATCAAGTTAATGCGGGTGGAGTAGTGACTGCGTTAATTGGTTCTATTACTTCTGGTGATTTTGATATTACTCAAAAAAGAGCAAGCACCGGACAGACAGTAGGAACGCCAGACCTTAGAGGAGACGGAGAATTTATAATGAGGATAAGTAGGTTCATACCAGATTTTATTTCACAAACAGGTAATACACAGATTAGTTTTACAACTAGAGACTATCCAAATAGTTCTGGAACTACTACTAATTATAGTGTTGATTCAACCACTACTAAAAAAGACACAAGATTAAGAGCACGATCCATTGCCATGAAAGTTGCTAATACAACTAGTAATGAAGACTGGAAACTAGGTACATTTAGATTAGACATACATCCAGGAGGAAGAAGATAATGGCTATAGATAAAAAAATAAAATATGACATTCAAGGTGGAGTTAAAAATTATTTAGGTAAACAAAAAGAAGTTAAAGCCCCTTTAAAATGGCAATCTAGTCCTGACCATCCTACAACAGAATTAGCTTATATTACAAAAAAAGAAAAAGATTTACTTGTTAAATCCGATTTACATGGCTCATTAAAAGGTGGTGTTAATAGAGGGCCATCAGGCATCATGAGTTTAAATGGTTGGGGCGATGCAAATGAAGGAATGGCTGATAAAAGTTTTGGTGGTAATGAAAGAGTGGGTACAACAACAACTCAAGACGGACCTAATCCACATACAGCAAGTAGTACATCACCTAGAACTGTAACAACTAGAACAGTAAATACAATGCCGGATGTAGTTGATCAAAAATATTCTGGTGATGGTTGGTTTAGCGGCTATAGAAATTTAGACGCTAGAGGACAACCTAAGATGGGATTATCTTATTTGGGAGACAGACTTAAAAATTTTGCTCCTAGTGTAATGGGGGCATTCATGGGAAACCCATGGATAGGCACAGGAATTAATGCTTTTAAAAGTTTTAAACAACCTGGTCAAACTTTAACTGGATGGTGGGGTGACAGACAAAACTGGTCTGAAGATGAAGAAGAAGATTTTACAAGTGATTATGCATTAGTAAATGGACAATATAAATACGTTGGAGATCCAATGGACGATACTATTTCTGAGTTTAGACAAAGAAATCCATTAGATTTAAGTAATCAAGGTATAGTAGATGTAGAGGTAGTTAAAGCAATGATAGAAAATGCTAAAAATAAAGGTAGTTCATAATGGCTAAAATTGTACAATCATTAACAAGAGCTGAAGAAGAATATAGCAGAGCTAATCTACAATCATTAGTAAGAGATCTTGATGGTGTAATAACAAAATTAAACTCTTCATTTCAGGATGAAGTTAAACAAGAAATAGAAGCTAAAAGTTTCTTTTTAGATTCATAATGGCAGTAGTAAACGAATATAAATTTTACGGTAAAACTGTAACAGCTGCTGAAAGTAATAATCTTTTAGAGCCAGGAGCCAATGAAACTATTATCGTTAAGTCCCTACATGTTACTAATAAATCAGGGTCTAATACACCTACTATAACCATCACTAATAATGCTTTTGAAGTAATACATACTCAGTCATTATCGACTGCAGCTAGTGTAGAAATACTGACAAATCCAATGGTAGTAGAAGGGGGCAAGGTATTAGCTGCTACTACAGCAGGAACGGTAAGTGATGGGGTAGTTATTACCATCAGTTATTTAAACATTAAGAAGGAGAAAACTGATTAATGGAAATTAAAAATGCAACTATTGAATTAACCTATAGACACAAGGAAAGTGGAGAGCTTTTTAAGGACAGAAAAGACTGGGAATCTAAGGGTTATAAGAATGAGGACATGGCACAGGATGTAAAAGTCATCATGCCACCTCTTGATTTAATGAGTAAAACGTAATAAAGTAGGGGATTAAGGTAAAATTATGGCAATTTCAAGAATGCAAGAACCCAGACAACTCTATGGATTAGGAAGCTTAGTTAAGAAAGCTGTCCGTGGTGTAAAGAAAATTGTTAAAAGTCCTATAGGTAAAGCTGCTTTAGCAGGAGCTGCGGCTTATGGTTTAGGTGCATACGGTCCAGGTGGTTTTGATAGAGCAAGATTATTTTCGAGATTAGGTTTAAGTGGAATTGGAGGAGGAGCAGCAGGAGATAGACTTGCTTTTAATGCAGCAAGATCATCAGGAGCAAGTACAGGTTTTTTACCTTCATTAGGTGGATTTTTAAAATCAATGGTTCCTGGTACTACAGGTTTTAAAGGTAAAAATTTAGGAATAGGTTTAGGTACACTTGCAGTTGCAACACCATTTATACAAAAAGCATTTGGCGCAGGGCCTTATGAAGAAATAGAAGAGGAAGTTGACGAGTCTTATATTCCTCCAGCAATGGCGCTAGCAATGGCAAAAAATAAAGATCCTTACATGAGCTTTTTACCTAATGAACAATATGTTCAATCAGGTTTTTATCAACCTGCAGCTAATGGGGGCAGAATAGGTTATGCTAATGGTGAAATGGTAGAAGGTGATATACAATTACCACCTGAAGCAGAAAAATTTTTAAGACAAGAGTATCAAAAATACGTAGCACAAGGTGGTGACTTATCGTATCCAGAATTTAAAAAACTTATTCTTCAACAAGCGTCCGGGGAACAGGGACCAGAGCAAGAAGAAGTAGTGACTAGTGAATCAGAAACAATACAAACAGAACCACAAATGCCTATGATGATGGCTAATGGTGGATTAACTAGTGTACCAGGTTATGTCACTCCTCCTGGCACAAATAGATTTAACTACCCATCAGGTGGTGTAAGAGTAGGTAGAGCCGAAGGGGGATTAATGAATTTAGGTGGTATGGAAAAAGATTATAGAGCTGAAGGTGGATTTGTACCAATAGGTAAACGAGAAAAAGCAGACGATGTGCCTGCAAGATTAAGTGTAAATGAGTTTGTATTTACTGCAGATGCTGTTAGAAACGCAGGTGGTGGAGATATAGATAAAGGCGCAGAAGTTATGCAAAATTTAATGGATAACTTAGAAGCTGGCGGTAAAATTTCTGAAGAATCACAAGGAGCACAAGCTATGTATGACAATATGAAACAATTAGAAACAAGGGTAATATAATGGCAACACCAGATTTTTTACAAGACTACGCAAAGGATTACGCAGCACAAGCAAAAGGTGCTTACAGCGCACCAATAGATACAAGTCAGTTTACTGGTAGAAGATTTGTTGCCGGTGAAGATCCATTACAAACACAAGCGATTAATTTAGCAACACAAGGTGTTGGTGGTTATCAACCATTTTTAACAGCAGCACAGGCTGCACAACAACAAGCTGCTACAACAGTGGGTGGACTAAGTGGATTAACGGGAGCGTCAGCTTACCAACCTTTTATGTCACCGTATCAACAACAAGTTATTGATACTACTCTTACAGAATTTGACAGATCAAGAACTGGTAACAGACAAAGTATTCAAGATGCAGCTGTAGCCTCAGGTAATTTTGGTGGTGGTAGAGAAGGTGCAATGCTAGGTGAATATGATGCAAGAACTTTGGCAGATAGATCTGCACTACAAGCACAGATGCTACAATCAGGATTTCAAAATGCACAACAAGCAGCATCAAATGCATTTACACAAGGTGGTCAGTTAGCAGCAGCGCAATCAGGATTAGGTGCAGCGCAAATGGGACTATCTAATTTCCAAAGAGCTGGACTTGGTGCAGACGTTGGAGCATTAGGACAACTAGGATCTTTAAGACAAGGTCAAGAACAATCACTATTATCAGCTGATCAAGAAGCAGCTAGAACTGCAGCTTACGAACCATATGGTAGACTATCTCAATATGGTACAGGTTTAACAGGTTTATCAGGCGGAGTTGCATCAACACCTTACGCACCCCCTACACCAGTTAGCCCAATGTCACAGGCAATTGGTACAGCACTAGGAGTCGGTGGACTGTACGGTAAAATATTTGGTTTCCCAGGAGATAGTAAGTAATGAAAGTTTTAAATAGACCAATGTTTAGATACGGCGGCCCTATTAAAGAAGGGATTATGTCTGGTATAAAAGAACCTAGACAAAGGTATCAAGAAGCAGGGAAAGTGTTTCAAGAAATAGCAAAAACTTATGCAGTTCCTGCGGAATCATCTGTAGGATTAAGAAGTGATGAAGTGCCTAGAGGTGATGTATTACAAGGTGCTGCAGAATTAGGTATTGGAAATCCTTATAGAAAATTTGATTTTAAACCTTATATGAAAAAAACTGTTACAAAACCTACTGATCCAATGATGTTAGAAGATTATAAAGGTGACTTTTCAGGATTAAGTAGTGATTTTGATCAAGTTCAAAAAGTTACTTTAGATGATGGTAGTACTGTTATGGTAAATGTACCTGCTCAAGACGTTAAACCAAGCGCACAAGTACAGTTTATGTTCGATGGTGATTATCAGAAATTTAAAAAAAATAAAGCATTAGAAGACGCAGCACTAGAAAAAGAAAAAGATAGAATACAAAAAATTAAGAGCGGACCTATGGATACATCTTCAGTTCCTGGAGTTCCAGATTTTGTTACAGGAAAAGGAGGAGTTGATGAGGTTATTAAGAATAAAGGTGGCGCTATGGAACTTGAAGAAGGACCAACTAAAAAAGAAAAAGTTAATTCTATTTTAGAATCACTAGGCTATGATCGTGCACAGAAAAATGCATTGTATGATGCAATGATTAAAGCAGGTCAGAGAGTATCTAGAGGCGGCTTGGGCGCAGAGAATTTAGTCTCAGATGTTATTGCAGAAACAAGTCAATCGTATGACAAACCAGAGAAACTAAGAGAAGCTGCAAACTTAATGCAGACTCAACAAGATTTAAAACTAGAGCAAATTAAAGCAGGCAAATCAAATCAAATGGAAGAAAGCGTAAACTATTTAATGTCTGAGTCAGGCGGTGGTAAATCTAGAACAGAAGCTTTAGATATAGTTCTTAAAAACCCTAGAAGTGGTGGAGAAGCATTCTACAATGCTTACAAAGAAATTAAAGATCCTAAAAAAGCAGTGGACAGAGCTGTTGAATGGTCTGTTTCAAGAGGTGAATATGAAAAACCTGTCGGAAGAATAGACAGCAAAGAATACAAAACTCCAGAAAAATTCTTTAAATCTGGAGATTGGAAAGGTGCAGGAAATTATATTTTAAAAGGAACTATTTACCAAATAGATGCACAAGGGAATGCCACTAAAATAGAACAGTATTACGACAGCAAAAAAGATAGTGGATGGAACATATTTAATAAAGAAGAATAGGAGGAATCATGGCCGAAGATTACAATCAAGTAGGCACGATTGAATCGGTCCTATCAGGGATTGTTTCTGGTGCTATTGCAATACCTAAAGGCCTATTCTCATTAGGCGCAACACTTATAGATCTTGGAGCAGGCACAAACAAAGCTGCTGAAGTAGAACAATTCTTTGACGACCTTACAACATTTGACGAGAAAGCAGAAGCAACAGCTGCAGGAAAAATTACAGAACTATTAGTTAACATTGGTATACCAGGTGGTTATGGTTTTAAACTTGGTAGCAAACTTGCAGAGAAGGCAATCAATGCAGGAAGAACTGGTACGTTATTAAAAGCAAACAGTCCTAAGCTAGCCGCAGCAGTAAAAAATATGAGAGGTACAGGACCTGCTAAACTTTTAGCAGGAGCTATTACAGGTGGTATTGCTGAAGGTGCATTTGTTGGTGATGTAGAAGCAGCAGGTTCATTAGCATTTGATTTACAAGATGATGAGAACGATCCAGGTAGAGAACTATTAAACAGAGTTAAATTTGGAACTGAAGGTGCATTGTTTACCGGTATCCTTGGAGGTGTAGGCACAGGGATCAAGAAACTTGCACAAAGAAATAAAAAATTAGATGTTAATAATAGTAAAATAGATAAATGGATTGATAAAGTTGGTGGTAAACTTAGAGCAAGAGGCGACAAGACTCCAGAGTTTTTT